GTGGCTTCCGCCTGGACCAGCGGACGCCGTGGCAGTTCGATGAAGTCGTGCTCCAGCGTGTCGATAGTGTACGACCACCGCTGGTGAGTGATGCTGATCCGGCAGTAATCCTCACAAAAATTCTGCGCCGCCTTGATCAGCCCGGAGATGTACAGGTCATCATCACCGCCATCGACGCGGAGATGCTGCTTCATGTCGGCAAGGGAGACGGCCAGCGCCGAAGGCTTGCCGATCTTCTTCAGGATCGGCCTGGCACCGCTGGAAACATGGTGCCGAGATGCCCTCATTTCGCGGCCCTCTTTCTGGTGGTCGGCTTGTCGGCGTGCTCGTCATCCTTCTGCGGCAGCGTGTCCACCGCGATGGCGTAGCCGGCCTTGATCAGGTCGTGAGCCTCGGCCTTGTCCCGCTCGAACAGGTCGCCAGGCATGATCAGAAAGGTGGGAGACGCCATGCACTCCAGCGCCTGAAGATGAACCATCGCCATTTGTCAGATCCCCTTAGAAAAAGGACCGGCAGGTTGCCCCGCCGGTCCCGAGACATCAGAGGCGGCGATTACTTCCACTTCATGGCCACCAGCGCCTTATTGTTGACGACCTTGGCGTCGGTCCTCATCTCAGCCAGGAATGCCACCTGGTTTTGTTCCCAATAACGCTCGTCCGAACGCTTGAGAACAAGGCCCATGGCGTCCCTGATTAGATACTTCTGGAGGTCCCCATAGACGCAAGCGATGCCACCGGTGGTTGTGGCCGCCGGGAGGCTGTTGTCGATCACGATGGGTGCGCCGAAAAGACGAACCGGAGCAACGACATCCCTATAGTCGGTGACAAAAACCGGCTCACCGGATGTCGCATATCGCAATTTCTGGACAGCAGCCAGAGTCGCGTCCGACATCACAAAGGACCCGCCCGCGCGGTAGGCCAGATCGACCTTGTTGCGCAAGGCCAACAGGTCATCCACCGAGATGGCGCCCGTGGCGGTGGTGGAGCCACCGTCACCAGCCCCGATGGCGTAACCTTGCGGTTGGTTGGTGCCGGTACCCAGTGCAAAGTGATCCGCCTGAATGCGCGCGATGCGCGCGGCCAGGAGCTCACCCAGCAATTCAGGGATGTTGATTGCGCTGTCCTGAAGAAGCTCCATTGAGACAAGCACGATCCCAGAGGTGTATTTATACGCCCCAAGCTTGATCTGATTGAATGCCACATCAGAGACAGGCTTGACGGCATTTTCCGCCACAATGGATCCTTTTACGGCAGTATCATCCACGGACGGGATCATTAGTTCATGCCCGCCATCGGTTCTGAGCACTTTTGCGAAGTTGCGCAGATTGGCCGTGTACAGCATGTACTTCTCGAACGCGCTGGCCAGCAGCTCGGTCGGGACGAGGTATCCGCCCTTGGCGCCCGGGGTGGTCGCCTGGGGATCGGTGCCGCGCAGCGTCATCGGCTTGGCCGACAAGCTGAGTGGGTGCATGCGCTTGTTCAGGTCAAACCCGATCTCACGGGCGGCCTTCACCATGCTGTCCGTCGCCAGTCCGGCAGGCTGGAGGAACCAACCGCGCAAGGCCAGATCACGACGAGCCATGGCGGCGTTGTCGTTCAGGTCGCGAACGAACTTGGGAGCGCCGGGTTTCACCATCCGGGTGGACTGGGGAGCCACCTTCGGGGTCTCCACGGGTGCCGCGCTGCGGGCTTCCGCCATCTCGGCGGCGTCCTCGGCGGCAACGGCCGCGTCCTCGGCGATGGAAACCTCATCGGCCACTTCGCCGACCTCGGCCTCCAGGGCGCCGACGCGCTCGGTCACATCACTCAGTCCGGCTTTCAGCTCGTCCATCTCAAGTCTCTCCTCTGGGGTGAGTTCTCGTGTTTCAACCACAGACAAAAGCGCCTGTAGCCTTTCCCTAACTTCCATCGAAAAAACCTCCGGTTAAGGGAACTAATGCGTGGCAGTCTACCGACCGGCCCGCACTGTCACCCTGTGAAGCAGTTCCAGGATCGCCAGCTTGTCACGGTCCATGCGCTGCTGGTGGTCCCGCATGGATCGGACGGCCAGCGATGTCTCGGGGTACGCCGGCATCGAGACGGCCGACACCTCATGGAGCACCAGATCATTGATCGTCCGCCTCCGCAAACGCGGGTTGGACTCATGCGGTTCCCATGCCTCGGAGTTCCGTTCCGGCAAGGTGAACCCGAAGGACATCTGGTCGCAGTCGCCACGGCGGACCAGTTCCGCCAGATCCCTGGCAAACCCGGTATCCGGCAGGTCGATCTCCACCGCCAAGCCCTGGTCGGTGTCGTTCAGGCGCAGGGTGCCATTGGAGCGCCGGCCAAGGAGTAGCCTTGCATCATGCGACCAGAACGCCCGCACATCCTGCGAGGAATCCAACGACCGCTTGAACGCCCCGGGTGCGATCCGCTCGATGAACCCGCCGAGATCCTCGCTGTCGGAGTTGTAGACGGCGGCCAATCCCCGCAGGGTTTTCCCCTCGGTGTCAACGCCGGAAAGCTTGGACAGTCTGCGCTCGATCATGGTTGCCTCACTTGGCCCCGGCACCGGAGCCTCCCGATAGGGTGGTGGGTTCGGGTGTATCGGCCGCCGGTGCCGGGGGTGCCTTGCCGGAAGCCGCCGCGTTGCCGGCCGCGAGTTCCTCCGGTGTCAATTCCTTGATGTTCCCAAAGATCGCGGCGATGGTCGCATCACTGACCAACGGGAAAGCAGCCTTGGCGATGGCAATGGCCGCAGGCTTCGGCAACAAGCCACCCGCCACCTTGAGCGCCAGATCAACCAGCGCCGTGACCTGGGCGCCGTTGAGCGCGGCCGCCTGCACATCCTGCTGCGGTTGCTGCTGGTCCTGCTGGCCAAGTCCAACCGGAGCCTGCGACATATCGACAAGCTGCTGGCCTTCGTTGTCAGTGTCCACTTCCGACACATCGACATCGGACGAGGAATCCGTAACTGGCATCTGTCCCGCTGGAGCGCGGGAGCCCACACCCTTGCCAAGCGGTTGCATGTTGAGCGGTTGCAGGTACTGATCGCCTTCCGGCCCGATGGGATCGAGGCCTTCCAAACGCCGGCAATCATTGGCCGACAGCCAGCCCCAGTTGCGGGCCACCGCCATCGCCTGCACCCGGCGCTCGATGTTGGCGCGCAGCAAACCGTTCAAGTCGTGCTCAATCTTGTGCGTCCTGCGCTCCATGGTGGACAAGCACTTGAGCATCAATTCCTGTTCGATCCGCACCAGGATCGGTTGCAGGCAATCGGTGAGGAATTGCTGTTGTTCCGAGTCGATCGTCTTGAACCCGGGGGAATCAATCGCCTTCAGCTTGGACAGCGGACAATTGAACCACCTGGCCACTTCCCGCACGGCGAACTGGCGTTGTTCGAGGAACTGGGCATCCGTGGCGTTGGTCTGGACCGGGTTGAAGGTCATGCCGTTTTCCAACACTATCACGCGTCCAGCATTCTCCACGCCGGAATGGACGCGGGTGAAGTCCGCCCGCAGCCTTTCCACCGCCTCTGCCGTCAGGCGGCCGGGATGTTGTAACACTCCCGCCGACTTGATCCCTTGGTCCATCATCGCCTGCGCCACCGTTTCGGCGCTCAGCGTCAGGCCGAGGCTGGATGCCGCGCGGCTCAGGATGGACACGGCCATGATGCCGTTCTCGTCCAGGGGACCGGTGCGGACGTGGATGACATTGCGGGCCGGGAGGTGAGTCTGCTCCTCGGTCCCGGCGGCGTAGGTGTACCAGATGGCGCCATCAGCGTCCCGCTCGGCGGTGACATACTGCGCCGGGAGCCACCACAGAGCGCGGACGGAGCCGTTGGAATAGCGTTCGATTTCGGCAAACCCTGATCCGTACAACAGCGCATCGTTCATCAGGGTAGTGCGGAAATCCACCGCCCCGATCTCGGTGTTGGGGAAGGCGTGGAGGAGATCGTACAACGGGTGATCGGTGGCCTTGGCCCGACCTTCCCCGGATGACCGGTACAGGAACAAGGGAAGGCTGGCGATGGTGTTGGAAATTAGGCTGATACAGCAGTGAACGGCCGAGATCGTGACGGCTTCATGGGGGGAGATCCCCCCGGCATGGCCAAATAGGGACGCGGATCCGGGGTCAGAAAGGTTGTAGCCGACCGTTTTCCAAGCGGATCCCTTGGGGTGGGACCTGCGGAAAAGGCCGGCTATCCAGCTTTGGGCTGATTGGAGGAGTGGTGCCATGCCGGACAAGATACCGGCATGGCGGCACTGTCAGGCGTCACGCTTCTTCGGTCCCCGTTTCCTGTCCCGTTTGGCCATCACCTTGAGGTCATCCGGGTTGATCAGCCACATCCTGGCGTTGACCCGCGTGGCCGGAAGCTTGCCGGTCCTGATCCACCGCTGGACCAGGACCTGAGACACCTTGAGACGTTCGGCCGCCTCGGCGGTGGTGATGAGGTTCACTTGGCACTTCCTTTCGCCAGCGTTGCCTTGCCCAAGGCGATGGCATCGTTGGCTTTCTTGGTCATTTCCGTGATTGTTTGCTGGTCCATACCCATCTTACTCCAGCCGGCTTTCGCCTGCTCCAGCTTTTCGATGTGCCTGGCGATTGCCTTTTTGGTGAAGTCGATCTGGATGTACCAGTCATCATCCATCTTGGAATTGATCCGCTTGTAGTTGGTGACCGACTTGCCCATGTCGGACACCAGCTTGTCCAGTGCCGCCTTTGCGCCTGGTATCCGGTTGGCAACCTCGGCCTCGGCTTTCAGCTTCTTGGCTGTCTCCGCCTTGTTAGCCGCGAATTCGGCAGCTTCTTGGCGCTTGGACTCAAGCCTTTTCCGCTCGTAGTCCAAGAGGTTTTCCAGTTTTCTGCGGTGAATCTCCGTGGCCGCGTTGTCAGCCAGGAAACCCACAACATTGGAGCTGACAACTTTTCCCTCGGCTCCGCCAAGAACATCCATTGGCTTTGGCGTCCTTGACGCCGCCATGATGGCGATGTTGTCCCAAGACGGACCGACCACCATCTCGATCACCTCGCACTCGACACCCCGGATCTTGGCGGTGTCACCCGTCTTGTAGAAGACGGTTTGGGGTGGAAGTGATCCCTTTTCCGGGAGATTCAACCCGGTTGGTTTTTTCAGGAAATATAGTTTCTTGGGAGCACCCCGGGTGACGGACTCGGTGGTCATAAGAGCACTGTCACCGCCAGGGAGCCTGCCGATTATCGCAAGGTCAACGCTGTAGGAGAAACCTCCCAAGATCCTGTCGTTGCACTCCAGCCCGCCTTTTGCGGCGGTTGATGACCGGCTTCGCGCAATGTATTCCTCGTAGGAATAAACCTGGCGCTCAACGCTCGGCGGAACTCCCATCTGCCCGCCAACCAGAACCGCCACCCAAAACATGAAGTTCATCATTTCCTTACCCTCCTACTTTCCTTCCCCTCAATCATACGCATGAACCAACCATTGGTTCACATCGCCACAACCGTCCAACCACCGAAAACCTTGGGACCGTTGCTGAGGACCCGGGTGGTCAGGTACACCCCGGTGATCCCGTCGTAAGCAAGGGTCTTGCGAACCCCTTCAATGTTCAGCCCGGTCACCGTGAACCCGTCGTTGCTGGTCATCTTGAACATTTCCTTAACCTCCGTCCGTCCTTTGTATACCTAATTGTA